TCAATGCCTCTCCGATGACCAACAAAAAAGCAGTCATCCGTATCCCCTGGAACGCACTTGTCCGTTCCTTTGCAAAAAACAAAGAAATATCTGCAGCCGATTACCGAGATCCACGTTTATACAAAACCAGGACCGCAGATGAGGTGATGCAAGATGGCGCACCGATTTAGTACTGTTGACATCCCAAGCGTTACCGTTGATAACGTTCAAGAGACATTGCCTGAATCAATAAGGCTTCAGGTAGAAATGTTCTTGCCACCAGAGGGCTCTTTCGATGATGGGTGCCTACAAAGATACCTTGAAATCTTAAGACAATATGAAGAAGAGGATGAGAATTCTCACATGACTTTGGCTAATCGATTGCGCCTTGCGTTCCAGGATTCAATGCCGGATACAATCTGCGGTAAGTTCCCACAAGCCGAATTACCCCTAAAACGACGGCTACGGTGTGTGGCTGAATATCTGATCCGGTCTGGCGAACTCGATAAAGTCAAAGATGAGAATGGAGAGCTTGTCAAGAAACGTGGCATATTAGGTAAGATGGTTGTTTTGTACAAGCCAACTGAAAAGCTCATTGAGTCTTTAGTTCGCCAGGGATTGATTGAAAAATGAACCGACGTGAAAAATTAATTGCTTCAGTTGTTGGTCCAGAGCTGGACGAGACTAAGACGCGCATGCTCGATGCAACCATCAAGTTAATTCTTGGTGATATGGGCCAGCAGTACTCCAAACTCTGGGAGGTTGAAGGCCCAGGAATTATGGTTTTCCAGCCAGAAAACAAAGAGCGCTCCATGTTCTTTTGGACACTCAAAGAAATTCACTCTGCACAAGAAGAGTGCGAACGAGGTAACGATGGCGATATGGCCGAAACATTTCGACGAATCTTGTCTGCCGCACAAAAGATTGATCCCTCGGAAAAGGCTGGTTATGTCATCAACGATGCAGAGGGTATTCGTTACTTCGAGATTGATTACAACCAAGTTTCAGAAAACTGATGGGCCTCCAAAAAATCAGTAGTCACGTCGAAGGACGCGAATATGTGACGTGCCAGGATTTAGTGGCAGCTGCCCATGAGCTTCTCGGTGGGATTGATTTAGACGTAGCAAGCTCTGACTTTGCCAATACGTATGTCGAAGCAAAAAAATACTACACACCCAGCAAGGATGGTTTAAATGTCCAACCCTGGTACGGAAGCGTCTATCTCTTTCCTCCTTCTGGGGCATATTTCTGGGACAAAAAGAGACAACGCTGGAAGATGACACGGACATCGTCTCCAACTTTAATGTCGTCCCATGCAGTGTGGTTTAATCGGCTATACAAAGAATGGCTGTCGGGGGAAGTCAAGCAGGGTCTGTTCTTCACAAACTGTACTGACATGATCCGTTACGACCCAAGAATCTTTAATTTTCCTGTATGTATCTTGAAAACTCCACCAACCTTGGTAATGAGAACCAGTGAAGGAGTTGGTAAACACAAGACGTGCACTTCTTTGATTGTCTATCTTCCTCCTGTTGACGACGCTGCTTCTGCCACGGAGAGATTCATCGATATTTACGAAGAAAAGGGGCACATTCTTAAGTGAATTACGTATACTGAAGGACGATTGAACAAGGTTATGAGCGTCCTTGCTGACTGGGAAATCAAAAAACTTGCAGAAGAAGAGGAGATGATTTCTCCTTTTGTTGATCGCTTGGTTAGCAAAGAAGATGGCAGGAAGTTACTGAGCTATGGACTCGGTTCGTACGGTTATGACATTCGGTTGTCACCAGAGCAATGTCTTATCTTTGGTAAAGTTCAAGCTGGTGATTGTGATCCAAAAGATTTTGATCCTGGCATCCTAAAACCGGCTGAGCTTTTGGAGGATGAACGTGGTAAATACTTCTTGTTACCGCCCTATGGATACTGTCTTGGTGTGGCAATGGAGCGTCTCAAGCTCCCTCGCGATGTCACTGTTGTTGCAGTTGGTAAATCGACGTATGCTCGCTCCGGTATCCTCGTGAATATCACACCAGCCGAAGCAATGTGGGAGGGTTACTTAACCCTGGAGATCAGTAACTGCACGGGACTCTTCAATCGCATTTATGCCAATGAAGGGATCACTCAACTTCTCTTCTATCGGGGTAACCCTTGCTCTGTCAGCTATCAAGATCGGAAGGGTAAGTACCAGGACCAGCCTGCGGAAGTTGTATTCTCCCAGGTTTAATTAAAGGGGCGACCAGAGTTGGGCTGAGGTTTGTCGGCGTAATTAGTGCCACCACCTCGGCCTATTCTATCTCCCATGCTTGGTAGTTCAGTTCCATCAAGAACTGCCGGATTCCTGGGGGTGCGGCCACGAATCGTTGGTTCGGCAATGCCAGCTCTTTGTCGGTAGGCACCAGCAGTTTTGGCGGCCCTCATAAATTTGGCTACACGCCCTTGCTTGTCATTAACTGATTCAACGGATCGACGATCTTCTTCATCAATCCGACGAAGGTCAGTATCGTATATACGTTCAGGATTAAGGTCAGTTACTTCCGTACCAGAAGATGCTGCATCCTGGCGTGGATCGTAAGTGGGATCAAAGAAACTTGCCATAGTATCATTGTAGAAGGAGCAAATCAATCTTGAATATCACGATGCACAACAACTCCGCTGCCGGTTTTCTAGACTCTTTCATCCAAGACGAAGTTAAGTGTCGTTGTCTTGATGAAGAAACATTTGGCGCACCTATTGCAAATTTTGAGAACGACGTTCCACTATATGATCAGTTTAACCGTGGACTAACATTAACCGAGCAAGGACTTGAACGCACAAATCTTGCTTTAGAGGGCGGCGAAAAGCGTCCTGGTTTAACAGGATATATTCCAAGCGCAGAAGAGGGTTTGGCAATGGGTGCATCACCAAAACCCAAAGCTCTTGTTCTTGCGCTTGGTGAGCCAGATAAAGACGAGCTAGAGCTCTCTGCTAAGCGGAAAGGTCTGCGTCGTTAGTCTTTTTGACAATCAAGGTGACCAGGCCATGTGCGGTTGCCTTTAACAGAGTTTTCTGATTTAGTTAGAATCTGAAGATTTGTTTCTACATGTAAGCCGCACATGTATTTGCTTTGTAGTGGGTATATGTGATCAACTGTGTAAATAACACCTGTTTCCTTGGTTAATTTATGAGCTTGTTTGTAGATATTTGCGATTGCTTTTATATTTGCCCAGGGGGGAATTGCTTGTTTTTTGAGTGCACGTCTTTTTGCTGTTAGTGCATTTGCTTTTTCTGCATTTTCTTTTTGCCAGCGTAGATTCATTTTGGCTCTACGCTCAGGATGTTTTTTGTTCCAGTTGTGTTGTATTTGGCGTATGCGTTCGCGATTGCGTTGCTGCCATTTTTTATCACTTTGCTTCTTTTTATCTGGTTTTTCTTTTTGCCATTTTTGATTCGCTATTTTTTTACACTCTGGACATTGCTTTCTATCCGTAGAATACTGATGCAAGCCTTTGCGGCAGAGCTTAAAACCCGGTAAGATGTCCATGTGACCAGTGATGTTGGTTGCCGTGGGTAGAGAGTTCCAGCTCTGCTACCCTTTAATTTTAACAAGTTTTACAATGGCAAGGGAAGAACGAGGCGAAACAAGCCACAACAATAAAAACGAGTGGTTTGAGCCGGTAAGTACGGTTGTCGATTCTATGGATTGTCCAGGTGGTGTGTGCCCAGTCCCCTGGGCCATCAACGAAGAGCCTCCCGTAATCCAGGGGGATGCAGTTAATCATCCTTCTCATTACACCGATGGTGGCGGAATCGAATGCATTGAAGCCATCGAGTCAGCCCTAACCAACGAAGAGTATCGCGGGTTCCTAAAAGGGAATGTCTTGAAATATTGTTGGCGTGAGAAGCATAAAGGCGGGACAGAATCACTGAAGAAAGCACAGTGGTACCTTGATCGTCTTATTCAGCTTGATGAGTCTCAAAAGGGCTGAAGATCGTCTTCATCATCCAGCTCGTCGTCGTAACCACATGCGGCGGCGAGTTCTGCTAGTTCTAAATCAGTAGGGTGATCCCAGTCCAGCTCAATGTGTTCTGACGCCATGATGTCTTTGAGTGCCGCCCACTCCATCATGCGTTGGTGATAAAGATTGAGAAGAGCAAATCGAAGCTCTTCCCATGTCATCTCTTGAGATTGAAGCTCAGCCTTCCGCATGGCGAATTGGAGTTCCAGGGGGAGTTCAAATTCCCGTGGTTCAGTAGATCGCTCCATTCCGCTCTGCATGTCTCTGATGCAACTATTCTAATCCTAGAGGTTAAAGATAGAATCTAGACTCTCGTCTGTGAAATCAAGCCAAGGATTTTCCTCAATCTTAAAATTGTTAGCAAATGCTGACAAAATATAAGGATTAATCTGTTCTTCTAATTCTCGAATCGCCCTGACTTCATGGGGTGCTGCTGTGTAATTACGAAAAGCAGTCAAGAGAATTTCTGTTGAGGACCAGGGGTTAGCGTCAATTTCCTGGAGAAACAAACTCATTTCTTCTCGTCTGCGGTCCAGGAGCCCTCCTACGACCTTATGGTCCTGGTCAAAGATCCAACGTCCAATCTCCTCTGTAACACCGCTGAAATCCTCAACCTCCAGGCAGTCAACCACTTTGCTGTAAAGGAAAGGCTCCCAGCCGATCGAATGGATGAATGAAATCAGAGCCTGGCGCATTGAATTGTCCAGACCCAGGTTGAGCTTCAAAAGCTGGGACTCAATAACACTGATCTCGTGAAAAAGGTATTCCAGTGCTTTCTCTTTACTGCAACATTGGCCTTTTTTCACAGGAGAACCATCGGGATAGAACTGAGTTCCAAACCCGATGGTGTAAGGTTCTTCACCTGTGTGCGGATCTGGGTATGCTTTCTCGTTAAACCCTTCGTATTTACGAATTAGGTTAACTGCATGCGTAAAATCCGACATAGGAGTAACTATTGTTACCCCTAATATACATAATTTTTATTTACCTTGGCCCCTCATCTTTTTCCGACCATGACTAGGCAAGCTATGTTGCCCCTGGCCTTGACGGGTTTTCTTGGGCTTGGACTCAATTTTAATTGAAGAGGATGACTTGGGTTTTGCCATGATGTCGTGACGGTGGCGACAAAAGCTTAGCTGTTCTTACCATGCCTTGCAACTCCAGTAACCAGCCGTCAACTTGCTCTTTTTCTCATCACAACTGTGTCTTGCACGAAAGTTTTTGCGTCGTTCTGGATTGTCTCGTTTGATTTCCATGTTGGCGTCACCAAAACGTACAATCTTTTCTTTTCCATTTTCACAGGCCTTTACAACGGATTTTTTACCGCCTTGAATATCTCGACGTGGCTTATTGCACTCCATTTTGTCTTTAGCTATTTTTGCTGCAGAGGCGGCTTTTTTTCTTTTGTCAGACATTAGAGTCCCTTAAACATAGATGTAAATTCACCAAGGATTTGACTACCGGTTTTTGATTTGTAGTCAGTCTTTTCTTCATCATCCAATCCTAAGCTAAAGAAACTTGAAGACTTAGGCACGGTATCCTCGTCATCGTCCAAAGCAATTTTTTCATCTTCAGAAAAGAAACTTTCAATTGTCCCAAGGGATGCAAATGGGTCTTTAAAATCCAAACCTTCCATTTTTAATGCAGAATCTCCACCTGCTTTTGTAAGAAGTTCTTGCTCAGACCTATCAACATCCGGGAAAAAATTATTATAAAACTCATCTTCCGTACCTTGGAAACCAGCGGACTGGAACACCTTATAGAGCTCAGTTTCTGGCTTGGCCTGCTGATTTTTGTAGTCTTCTTCTCGTTCAATGTAAGTTAAACCAAGCACTTGTTGGGTAGGCTTTCTTCTTTTCTCATTCAAATATTTTATTTGTTCTCGAATTTCTTGGGCAGAACCAGTGCGCAATGTTTCTGCGACATAATCTCTTAGCTCATCTACTGTCCCTTTGAAGTCTGTTACACCAAACTTCTTAAGAACATCATTCCACTCTTCTTTATTCGCTGGGTCCAATCCTTTTAGCATTTCATTGGCAAATTCATCTGGAGTAATGAATTGTCCAAAAACCGTTCCTTGTTTAAGTGCTTCTTCTTTTAATGCAGGAAGGATTTTGTTGTAGATTTCGTCTTTAACACCGCTTGCAGTCAAGATGTCTTTTGCGGGATCATAGCCTTTACCTTGTCCTTTGACTTGAAAGTGCATCTTCGCAAACTGCTCTTTATTATTGATGTCAATACCAAAGCGATAAGCTTGTTGCTGCCAATATGAATCTCCTTTCTTTGCAGCCTCCCAATCCTGGGCAACAGTTGCTGCTTGTTCTGTGTATCGATCCTGAGCGGCTTGATTGCCAGTGGGATTGAAATAAAACTCTGCATCAAAGTAACGATCGCCAATGCTTTTAATCGTGTCAAGATACTGATTTGCTCTCAGGTTTGCTACCTGAGTCACAGCATTCAACATATCTTGAGTTTGAAATGGGTTTTGTTCTTCTTGTCTGACATCAAGATACTCTTTGAATTCAATATTCATCAATAAATTTACGTGCAAAATCAGCTTCAATTTTTACCGTCTCTTTTGCTTCGTTTGTCGAATAACCAAGCTCTAATTCTTGATCGTATTTCTTTTTTAATTGGTTATCAAACCATTGCTGCCAGTTGTATGTTGCATTATTGCGGATACCCGTGATGTTTTGTAAACTTTTCTCCAGGGAATCTTCTGCTTTTCCTCCTGAAGTAAATGCGAGCAGCCCACCGACTCCACTGTCACCCAGAATCGAATTGGATAATTCTTGATTGATATCTGTGATTTCACTGAAGCCACCAAGTCCACCAAGTAAACCAAGCATTCCTTCTTTTGCTTTGGCTTTTTTCATCTCTTGGATCGTGTCCTCAAGAACACTTTGCGTTAGTGCACCAAACTTCTTAACATCAACAACTGTTTTTTCACCAACCGCCTCATTTAATGCGTCTTCTAATTCAGTGATTCCATATCCGGCGTTTACGTTGTAGTTCATCCGGACTTGCTGGTCTTCCGGTCTTTCTGATAAACGGAAAAGCACAGCAAATTCATCTGGTTTATCT